ATACTAGATAATTCAGTAGCATTGCCACCTAATTTTGATCCAATGTTACCAGCTATATTTGCTATTGCTGTTTTACCTACACCAGAAGATGGTAAGTAATTCATCATATCACTAAAAGCTTTTTTATCTTTTAAATCAGCATAAGCATTAGCTAATATGCCTGCAGCACCAACAGCATCTGTAAAACTAACTTCACTATATTGAGCATTATGACTAGTCTGTAAAGAATCTGGCATATACAAAGAAATATTTGCCAATGGTGTACCTTTTCGTTTTGGTCTGTATGTTGGAGCTTGAAATGATTTAACTGCTGAAGGAATTACTTTTTGAATAACTCCACCAACTTGTCCGGCTTCAAACGCAGCAATACCTTCATCTGCAACAACTGCACTCGCTGAATTATTTTTTATATTTGCAATAACTTGTTTTTGAAATTCAGCTTGATTATTAATTGTATTTTTAATTTCTTCAAACCCGGATGCTGAAATGGCATTTTGTACAGTACCAACTCCAGTACTTACTGCTTCTTCAAATCCTGTAGTATAGTCATAAATAGAAAATTGAATAGCATGACACATTGCAGGATTTGATGCTAAATCAGAAGGATACACCAAATTATTAATGGTGCTTGGACTGAAAAGGCTACCTAATGGTCCTGTCAATTGACTTAATGATGAACCGGCACCTAATGAACCTAAACTATTTGGTAAAATTTGAAAACCCATGATACTCTCGTTGAGTTGATATACATACTATTTATATGGCATATTCAGGCTTATTTAAACCTCGTAATCCACACAAATATATTGGTGACCCGACCAATATAGTATATCGCTCGTCTTGGGAAGTCAAAGTGATGAACTGGCTCGACTTAAATGATGATATTATATCTTGGGCTTCAGAAGAATTAGTTGTTCCATACAGGTCACCTATTGACGGTAAGTACCATCGGTACTTTCCAGACTTTCTTGTAAAAATGAAAACAAAAGACGGAAAGTTAAAAACCGTGATGCTTGAAGTCAAACCAAAGAAAGAAACTGCACCACCGCCACCACAAAAACGTATTACAGAGAACTATATCAAAGCAGTCAAAACATGGGGTGTCAACGAAGCCAAATGGAAAGCCGCTATCGAATACTGTAAAGATAGAGCATGGGAGTTTCGTGTTATCACCGAAGACCATCTAGGACTGAACTAAATACTCTCATGGCAACTTCAATACTTACGGAATTAGGACAACAACGGTCAACAACCGATTATGCTGTCATGTCTAGAGAGTCTATGAAATGGCTCAATACAAAAATTAATGAACTAAGAAATGTTTCAGCAATACCAAAAAACATTAGCCGTGAAGCATTTCGAAAAGATAGAAGATTCATGCTTGGTAGGTTATATTGTTTTTACTATGATCCAAAAACAAAAGCAGACTTGCCATATTATGACAAGTTTCCAATGGTATTGGCATTAGAAAAGTATGACGATGGTTTTCTAGGGTTAAATCTTCATTATTTGCCATACCGTTATAGAGTGGCATTTTTGACCAAATTGATGGATTATGCGACTTTAGATAAGAACAATGATGTTATGCGTATTCGAGTGACTTATGACATCCTGAGCGCATCCAAGCGTTTTAAAGAGTTTAAACCGTGTCTAAAGCGTTACTTAACTGGTCATATTAGGTCAAAAATACTTGCCATTGAACCACATGAGTTTGAAGTGGCAAGTTTTCTGCCGTTACAACAATTTAAAGGTGCCAAACCAAAAGAAGTTTGGGAAGATTCAATAAAAGAAATTAAAGGTAAGTAAATGCCAGGTTCAATTAGCGATTTTCGTGCAAGTTTTAATACCGATTTAGCAAGGCCAAATAGGTTTGATGTTAGTATTCCTATTCCTTTAGCTTTAACAGGAACCACCGGTGCTGATTCTAGGAATTTATCATTTAGATGTGAAGCTATAGAAATGCCAGGCCGTAACTTTATGACAACTGAAAAGAAGATGGGCTCAGCGCCAATTGAAAAATTTCCATACCACACAAGTTATGGCGAATCAAGTATGACATTTCTTATTTCTGATGATATGCGTGAAAAGATATTTTTTGATTCTTGGATGGATATAGTTAATCCCACAACTGATTATAATTTTCAGTATAAAACAAATTACATGGTTGATATAACAATTAATCAGTATAACGTATCAAACGAATTAACATATTCTGCTGTATTACGTGAAGCTTTTCCTTTGAATATGAATCAATTAGATTTAGAATGGTCATCGGAAGAATTTCATAAGTTGCAAATTCAATTTTCTTATACGAATTGGATTGGCAGTTACGCTAATGCTTTACAAAATAAAGTTGTAACATCTGGATTAACAGGAATATTGAATACATTAACACAATAAATTTGAATTGATAGGAGATTTAAAATGGCTTTGCCAAAAATTGATACACCGATTTATGACCTTGAATTACCATTAAGTAAAAAACAAATTCGCTTTAGGCCATTCTTAGTAAAAGAACAAAAGAATCTAATGATGGCTATGGAAGCAGATGATAAAGATACGATTGAAAGAAACATTCGTCAAGTATTAACTAATTGTACATTGACTGAAGGCATTAATATTGATAAGTTACCTGTAATTGATATTGAATATTATTTTATTAACTTACGTGCACGCTCTGTTGGTGAAGTTGTTGAAAACAAATATGTTTGTACCAATGAAGTTGACGGTGAACAATGTGGTAATAAAATGGAATCTAAGTTTAATCTATTAGACATTACTGTTGATATTGACCCAAATGCCAAAGATATTATCAATATCACAGAACAGGTTAGTATTAAATTGAAATATCCAGAATTTTCTTTGGTAGAAAAATTAAAGAAAAAAGACTCAGCAGTAGATATTGCTTTTGAAGTTATACTTGATTCTGTTGAATACATTTACGATGGTGAACAATACTACTACGCTTCTGAAACACCAAGAGAAGAACTATTGGCATTTATTGAATCATTAAGCCAAGAACAATTTTCTAAGTTAGAAGAATTCTTTAACAATCTTCCTAAAATGAACAGAAAGATTGATTTAAAATGTTCTAAATGTGGATTTGACCATACGATTAGTATGGAAGGTTTAGAAAGTTTTTTCGAGTAATATTTTGTCATGACAACCTGAGAAATTACTATAAGACTAATTTCTCTTTGATGCAGCACCATAAGTATTCATTAACGGAACTTGAAAATATGTTACCGTGGGAGCGAGACATCTACATTGCTATGTTAGTTAATCATATTGAAGAAGAAAATCAAAAAATAAAAGAACAACAAGCAATGATGAAGAAGCGGTAAATGAATAACAAAAAAAGAAAAGTTGCCAAAGGTATAGCAAAAGTAATCAATAAGATTCATGGTATTGATAATCCAGCTCCTTTAGTAGAAGGCGTTGACTATACGACCGGTACTGGCGAGGAAATCAAAAAAAGTGATAATACTCCTGTAAAGAAAAAAGAACCAGAAAAACCAAATGAACATTTAATATGGGTCCTTTTGAGTGAAGGTAAATTTGAAGAGGCATTGAAGTTAGTCGGTAATAATTTGAGTCTGTTGAGTCCTGACCAAAGAGAAATAATTGACGAATGGAGGAAAATTGAGCAAGAAAAAAGACGACTGGAAATTCAACAAGAACTAAGAAAAAAATATGGCATTACTGAAGAAGATGCTCAACGTGCTAATCTTGCAAGAGCACAGAGAGCTCAACTTGAACAGATGGGCAAAAACTTTGCTTCGGGTTCTGGCCCAATTGTTTCAAATATTTTATCGGGTGTAGCAAAACCAAATCCAGCAAGACAACAAGCAAAAACTGGTCAATCATTATTTGATGCCGTCAATACAACTTCTAGTAACCAAAAACAAGAACAAGTAGAAGTATCTCCTAAAAAAGATCCTGAGCGTACAAAAATTACGGCAGGATCATCACAACATATACGCATAGGAGATTCTGAATCTGATATATTAGCAAAGATGTTCATGTTCATGCAAAAAAATCAAAAATGGCATGATATGAAAGAAAAACAAGATAAGAAATATAGAAAGCTTTTAGATAAACAAAAAGATAGATTTTTAGATGAAACAGTTGAAGCCTTATCAGGTAAAAAAACATCTACAATAAAAAAATTAGCTCGAGTGGCAAGAAAATCCGGATTCTTAAAGACAGCAGCAAAAGTAGCTATAGGTGTAGGTGGTTTATTGGTAGCAAAAGATGCTTTAGCAAATATTGATTGGGGCAAAAAGTTTGAAGATGCGTTTAAAGATTTAATTCCAGATTTACCTGATATACCTGTTTTAAATAAAATTACAGATTTAATTGGTATTGGTCCTAAATCTCTACAAGACGTTATTAAAAGAGCTGAAGCTGGTTCTGCTGGGTATAATGCTTATAATATTGGCAAAGCAGGAGTTACAGGAGAAAAATTAAATTTAACTGAGATGTCAGTTAAAGAAGTAATGAAGCTTCAATCTGAAAAAAAAGTTTTTGCAGCTGGAGCATATCAAATAATACCTGAAACAATGAAAACCGTTGTAAAAGGCATGGGATTATCTGGTGAAGAAAAATTTAGTCCAGAAACACAAGATAAGATGTTTAATTATCTTGCAATGACTCGCTCTCCTTCTTATAAAAAATATATAGAAACGGGTGACGAAAGTTTGTTAAATGATGTTGTATCTGAATTATCGTATGTTTGGGCTGCATTAAAAGATCCTAAAACAGGAAAAGGACATTACGACAAGGATATAGCAGGAAATAAAGCAACAGTCGAACCTTCAACTGTAATAACAGCAATAAAAAAAGGCAGAGAAGAAATTGTAGCAGAAAAAAAATTAAAAGAACCTACTAAGTCAAATGTTACAACAGAATCAACTGCACAAATAATAAAAGAAAAACCAACAAAAGAAGAATCAACAAAAGAAGAATTACTAAAAGAAGAACCAAAATCGGATGTTGAAGTTAGTATAACACCAATATTACCTGATTATAAACTATCTTCGGCTGATTCTATGTACCGTGAAACACAAAATATG